ACGTTTGTACCAATCCAAAAATTAGAGCCAGTAGCGTCCCAGTATCCAGTCCAATTTGCTCCATTAAAAAACTTCAGGGGAACGTTGTTGAACACAACACCCTTGTTAGAAATTTTGAACCAGGAGTCATTCTGACCGTATCCATTGTTCCCGGCAATAAGCCCGTACTCGTTGGCAACAGAAGTGATGCCAGTAATTTTACCGATTCTCGTCTTGACTTTGAAGCCAGCTTGCCCCCAGTTGTACCACCCGTTCACCCCATCAACAACGTCTATAAAAGGGGCGGCAGAATCGTCAGTTGACAAATAAATGCTGCCCTGCCTAGTAGCATCACTCGTATTGCCCAGGCGCACGAAGTCCATTCCAGCAGCAGGCGGGTCGCCCCCGTTCTCCACAATAGCTTTGAAAGTTTTTGTGTCCGTTACTGCCGTTACTCGCATATCGCAGCGATGAATTACTTTTGGAGTAATGGCCGTGAATCGCTGTGAGCGAATAATGTCGTTTACAAAAAACCCGTGCACGTCCTCGGTTGTGATTGTGTACTCTAGAGAAACAGGGCCAGAAACAGTGGCAGCCTTCCCAACACTGGAGACAAAAATAGAGCCATTCGTCGCACGAATTTGCTGAATAACAAGCTCGTACACACGCATACGACCACGAATTGTCAGGTTGTCAAACTCTGCGCTAGTTCCCGCCCCAATAATGTTTTGGTCAATTTGCCACCCACTTCCTGTAAAGCCTGATACAAAAGAGTTGGTGCGCAGCGCACGGTCAGTGCCAATGGCAACGTAGCCGCCTGAGCCTGGATTCAAGGAAATTGAAATTCCTGCTGAGATTGTAATGTTGCCAGCCTGCTGAATTAGAGGTGTATCAACATAGGTAATCGCCTTGACATATGAGGCTGCTTCAACGTAGGCGGAAGATTTTACAAACTGTGTGCCGGTAATTTTCTCAATCGTCACACCACCTGTGGCGTCTGTTCTCAGCACAGCGGCAGTAGCGCCGGGAGTTGAGAGTGGTCGCACGACGCCCAGTGTGCTGGCCGCTGTTGCTCCCACCAAATCTAAGGTTTGCGCACCTGTGAAAGTGTGGTCACTCCCAATGATAGCATGAATTTGATTGTGATGGTCGTTAGGCCCGATTCCTTGCAGCGAATTGTGTAAGCGAGTCACAATGTCAGTGATGTTTGAGCCAGCAAAGTTCAATTTTGCCCAGTCCAAAAGGCCGGTGTGGTCGGTTCCGTTCAAAGAATGAACTTGGTTGTGGTGTGCATTGACGTTGGCAACATGCGCAGGAATGTCAATTCCATCGACTAGGGTGACGTTTGTAATACTAAAATTACCCATGTTAAGATTGCCGGTCATTGTAGTTGTTCCGTCAATCTTCATGTACGGGGAAAGGTCAACAGAACCGCCCCCACTTCCTCCACCGACAAAAACGCCACTGCCAGAAGCAGTCTTGCGCTGCCTATCTATTACTTTTTGTACGTCTTTTTTTGGCATATTATTTTGCGTCCACCTCAGCAGCCCACGTCACACCGTCTACTCTAAATACCATGCCGTAGGTTAGCCAGCTAATTGTTTCAAGGTCATAAAATCCAATGCCTGTATCAGGGTCAGAAAGAGAAACATCTGCCCCAATTCCAGAAGGGTCAATGATGCGCCCCGCACTTCCATAAGCAAGCCACTTAAACCTGTGATACATACTTAAAACAGAGCCTTCTGTATACAGGCGATGTGCACTGTGCTCGGCATTGAAAAGAGAACCGGGATTCAATGCGTCCGTGCCAACTCCATCATAGGCTGCATAGATATTATCACGAATTTGATTAAAGAGCGCCTCAGAAACTATCTGCCCTTCTGTTGTTTTTCCTGTTGTTACAAAAGCCATAAGTGCCTCACAAGTAGGGGAGTTCCCAAAGAAAAAGTGCGGTAAATGTGCCAGTGTCTCGTGTTACGACAAACTTCAACTCATACTCAGAGCCAAAAGCCGGTTCTGCTATTGAATTTGGCAATGCGGTCATATCAAAAATGTCTGCAACGTATTGGCCGTTGTTTGCCCAACCCTTGACCTTTTGGTCATTTAAGTACAAAATAACCCCATCAGCCCCGCCCCCGCTAGTTGCCGCAGTAAAACCTGTGTGCAAATATCTGCTTAAATGCTTCAACTTCCAGCGCAAAAAAGTGTTCGTTCTATTCAAACTTGTAACCGTGCGAACACCTACAAACGGCATATTGTACGGCTCAACTTTTGAACGCAAATCTCTGGAAGCTGTGACCAGTTGATTTAGATAGGCCGCATTGATTACCATTGTGCTTGTAAGTGTTGAAATTGTTGGTTTTGTCAAATAATTTGTGCCAACTTCTTCGATACCTTCTACATAAAATAAATCTGTTGAAGAATCATTTTTACTCATTTCAACACGCACGAAGTACATTTCTCCAAGAGCAATCGACAACCCACTGACCGGAGCAGTTAAATCAAAAGTTAAAGTTCTTGGGCCACTTGTGAATGTTTGAGAATGCACCTGCGTCTCTCCGCCCAGCGCATCACTTTTTGATAACCAAACCTTTATGGTCAGGCTTTGATTGCCAAAAACAAAACGACAGCGAAGAGTGTTAAATTTTCTTTGCAGCATCCAAATACCATCACCCTTGTTGATGTTGACAGAACTCGGATAAGTCCACCTTGCCACGTTTGCTCCGTACACAAATCCGGCAGCAGCATTAATAGAATCGCTCAGTTGATTGGCAAAATAAGATGACAAATATTTGCCGTCGTTCACAAAAGGGGGTGGAGTTGTATTGTAACTCTTCATTAGTAAAAATACCTCTTACTTTGGTTAGTCGAGTTAGTGCCGATTAGAAAATAACTCCCTGGCGTGTAGTGATAAATATTACCAAGACCAAAGCAGGTTAAGTCCTGCTCGAAATTCCCCTCTGAAAGACGCCAAGACATTCTTGTGATTAACACTTCCTCGCTTACATTTAGGGTGCTATTAGAAACAGTCACCCTCCAACCTACACGCAAAAATTTTGTTCCTTTGTAAGTGTTTACCTCATATCCGCTGGTAAAAAAGCCCTGGCGATTTGCCAAAAGCTGACAAATGGCCTCAGCCTGTGCTGTTGTTTGAATATAAGGATTGTCAGAGATGGAGCGCTCTTTTCCATCTCTTGCGGCCCAAAACGCAGTATCAAGAGAAGGGAAGGAAACAGTGGTAGTTTCCCCGCCTTCTATTTCTCTTCCAATTAACTGGAACGTTCTCAAAAAAGCGTGGTAAATTCCATTGTTTGTAATTACAAATTTTATAGATTGTGAATAATATGTGGAAGATGTTGACAGGTTGTCTGTAATTTGGAAACCGCCTGTATTCGTGGCAACAATTTTCAGTTGGTCAAAAGAATAAACAGGAGAGTCAAGCTTTGCCTCAAGAGTAACCGAAGAACCGGGCAAAATCCTGATTACTTCATCCGGCTCCCACAATACTGTACTTTCACCAATTCGCCTCGGCTTGACCGTTACCTGAACTTTTTTTGCCAAATCTTTGTCGTTGTACACGGGGTTAACCTTCTTGCTATTTGATTCATCTACTGTCGTTTGCACAGTCCCCGCCTCTCCAAAAGCAAAAGCCTGCGCATTATCATAGTGATACTTTCCATCTGCTGTGCTGTAATAAAAACGCCCACCACAGGCAGCAGCTAACGTCCAACAATCTTCAATAGGGCTTTCACTATCCAGCCAATACCAGGGAATTGTAAAAAGTCCACGGTCAATTGTAGGAGTCCCGCCATAAGTTTGAGAAACAAAATGTGTCCCATCTGAAAGGCCAGCCAAAGATAAAGTCCTAACAATTAACTCACCCTCATCCTTCCCAGTATCATAAAAAGATTTTGTGTCAGAAACAGGTGTGTTTAGCTTCCTGTTCATAATAGCAGCGTCTTCTGTAGCACAACTCAATGTGACAGTCCCGACACCATCAACTGTGCGTGGATTGTCAGAAATCTTTTTTACAAATCCTCTAAAAACAGTAAACACAGTTCCGTTTATTGTTACATTAAACAAAACCTTTTTGCCATAAAATTTGCCGTTTTGAATGTGCTCTCTAAGCCCTCCACTAGCAACAACAGCGGAGGCAGTTGGGCTGAACCTGCGGTCAACGTTTAACAAAGTGAAGCTTGCTTGAGAAGAAAACCCATTAGAAGAAAAAGTGCTCTCGTCTGGATTTGCCATACTTTCATCGCCGTTTGCATTGTAAAGATAGTTTGTTTCGTTAAAACTGTAGCTATTGTCCCCGGCCCAGTCAACTAAAAAGGCAAAGGAAATATTTCTCTGCATATTACACCTCTACAAAAGCGGCGGTCATATTGTATTTGTAACCGAAAGCATCACGAACTAAAATTTCTGTCATTGGGTTATCAACGTCTGTAAGAACAGTAAAGCTGCGTCCGTCGGGAAGTGACAAAACTCTAGAATTACTCAATGCGCCAGTAATCTGATTATAAAGTGTATTGCGCTCCGTGATGGTCAACATGCGCCATTGCAGCTTGATTTTGGATTTAGGTGTTGTCGAAAAATAATCCAACAACACCGTTCCGTTTGCTGAACGCTGCATAGACGCCAAGAACTCAAGGGAGGCTTGAAAGTCGAAGGGGTCAGCAATTGCGACCCCTCCCAACGAAGTAGCCATTTATTTTTTCTCCATGTAGATAAAAATTGAGTCAACGTAAGTCTCCCCATTGCTAGACACAATTGTATTCGTTACTTGATACCGTTTCCCGTTAATCCCTCCTGCAATATCAGCAACAGTAAAAAGTCCGTCGATAGATGTGCCAGAAATTGTGAGAGTTGGGTATGCACTCCAAGTGGAAGTTGAAATAACCTGCCCTTCTGGAATTGTATCGGCCCAATCAACTTGGTATTCCTGTTTTTCTGCTGCGTCTTGCACAAAAAACTGACTCATGTTACACTCCCTCCACGCTCTTTACCTTCCTGCAACTTTTTCTGAACTTCTGGTGCAACCAAATCTGTCAAAATGTTAACGAGTTCAACCGGAACGTTTTGTTGTACAATCTTCAAGAACGCCCCTCCCCAAACCTTACCTGAGTTGGTAGCAGATGCTTCAAAAGATTTTTGAGCATTTGTTAGTTGCGTGGCAAGTGTACTAGCAATCGACTCTCCCAAGTTTGAAGCCTCAAAACCTGCCTTCATAAATGTGGAGACAATTTGACCAGAAAATTTCAAACTTCCAACGCTTTCCTCGCCCAAAAGCCCAACGCCGAGCATTCCCGTAAAATTAAGCGCCAACGTGTTGATGGAATCCTGGTCAAAGAAATTTGCCATAAACTCATCCCTAACTGGCTTCAATGTTTCCACCATGTTCTCTGAGCTTATTTTGGCAACTAGGTCGATGTACAAAAGATAGTTTGTGTTAATCCACTCTTGGATACCGACAAAATAGTTGTACCATCTTTCGCTGTCAACTGCGCCTGGAACAATGGTTACTGTTGGGCTTAGTTTATCTGTAACATTTTGCTTATAACTAGCATCAAATGTTTCAGAAAACTCCACGCCCATAAGCTTCATTGAGATTTGGGCGGCTTCCTGTAAATCAGTGAGGAATTTGTTTTTGTCTGAGAAAACAAAATTGGAAATTGTGATATTCGTGGTGGCAAGACTGCTTAAATCAGGGCTGTCACCGAAAGCAACTTTTACATTTACCAAAAGGTTGCCAGCATCATCAAGAACACCGGCCTTTTTTCCAGCAGCTTGGAAATCGGCTTTAGCAGTACCAAAGTCCCACTTAGGCGTAAAATTCGTAATCATTTCCTGGAATTGTTTAAGTTTCTCAGGAGTTAATTCCATTTTCTTTTTTCCACCGCCCGCAGCGCCAGAAGCATAGCTCTGCGCTTCTTCGATGCTAATGCCGAGTTCGCCAGCAAGTTCTCTTGCAAGCTCATCAACCATTTTCTTGGTTTCGGCGTCAGCCTTGAACATGCGAATCGCAAGCTCTTTAACTTTGTTTTTGTCAATAAGCTCAGGCCGCATCCCATCCTGGTAATCTTTCAGGAGCAGCGCCGCCGCCTTTTGAATATCGCCACCAGCAGCGCCCATGTACTGCGTGAACAGGTCAGGAAATTCACTCTGGAAATAACCAGCCCACTCGCTATCGTACCCCTCCACCATTACAGAAGCAATACGTCGAGCCGCTTCCCCCGGCTTGTCAGAATAGGGCAAAAACTTTTCGAGGTCAGCACCACCTATGTCAGAAAATGCGTCAGAAAAAATCCCGCCTACAATTCCGCTAAGATTTTGGAACTCTTCAGTAAGGTTTTTTGTTTTACTCGCTGCCCCACCAATTGCTTTTTCAGATTCCCTGGCCTGTTCTGAAATCGCCGCAAACGGAGCCGCCGCCTGTTCTTGTACCATGCGCCCCAAAAAGGTCGCACTAATCTCGTCCATTTGCGTCATTTGGGGCAGTAGTGCGTTGACCTGAGCGTCTACAGCCCGGTAGGATTCTATGATTGCCGGGTTGAAGCCGGTGTCCACATAAGCTTGCAGTGCAGCGCCCTGAATAGAAGAAAGCGTGCCAGCCAAAACACTGTTGGCATGGGCAAGCTTTTGCGCAGCAATTATCGCTTGATTGCCAGCTTCAGCAATAGCCGGAGCCGCATCGGCCCAAGAACCTTTCAAACCAATCATTGTTCTGATTGATTCTTCGGCTTCTGCGTTCGACATTTTTAGGGCTTTGGCGTACCACTTAACAACCTTGTCGCCAACCTTTGCATATTCTTCTTCAAGGGCTTTTAACTCAGACCTTTGTTGATAAATTGCAAGGTCTGCCGAGTCATCTTTTGTTGGAGTCGCACTTTTAAGAATGTTTTGCTTCATTTTTTGAAGCTCCTCCATTCTCTGTTTAGTGTATTGAAGGCCACTGTCAAACGCAGCCTTTTTGTCCCCGCCAAAAAGAAGAGTGGTTACAAAGGGATTCTCTTGATATGCGGCAGTATATTTTGCAACATATTCTTCCAATCCTCTCATTTCAGCTTCGATTGCCTTAATTTTTGTGTTCGGATTTTCGGAAAATTTTCCAGCCAAAATATCAAGAGAGTCTGAAATTTCTCTAATTGCTCCCAGTAAAGGGGTGCTGGTGTTCAACCATTCGCCAAAAGCGGCGGTTGAGTTCGCTGTAGAGGCGGCGAGCCTTTCCCAAGCAGCACCAGCATCGTTGACAGCGGTAGAGTCAAAATCTTTTACCTCTTCTTTAAGGCGAGAAATAAGCGCCATTCTCTTTTCTGCATCAGTTAAATCATCTGCCACCTTCCCAATACTTTTTGCATATTGCGCATACGTTCTGTCGGCATCCAAAACAATGCCCAGGTTGTCAAGAATTAGGGGCGACAAGCGGCCAACGCCCTTGACGATAGACTCAAAGGCATACTCCATACTAATGCCCATAGCACGGCCACGGTCAAGGGCAATTTTCGCCAACGTAGAAAATTCATCAGCCGTGTCAGCTACGCCCAAAAGCATGGCATTGTTGGCCTGCTGCATAATGGTCTTTTGTGATAGAGTCCCTTGTGTTACGTCATCAATGGCTTTGAGAATTGAGTTGCCATTTGTCCCCATATTTGCAGCGAGTTTATTAAATCCCTGGTCTAAGCGACTTAAATCTGCGCCCGCTTGAGAGGCGTCGGAAACCGCTCGCCCAATGGCTTGCAAGGTTCCAACAGCCGCTTGTAAACCAGTTAACCCTAAATCAAGTGTAGCAATTTTGTTCAAAGTTCCAACACTTTTATCAAGATTGCGCAAATCAGCATTCACCTGACGCAAAGAAGCTGACGCCTCGTTTTTAGCTTGAATAATAAGTTGGATAATGTCAGCCATCGTTGTCCTTATTTGGGTTTATAAACGCATCCCAAATTGCGTCAAATTCTTTTACTGTTTCCCACTGTTCTTTGTTAAGGTCTGAACCTTTCAATTTGCCCGTTTTAGCAGCTTGGGCGCTATCCTCCAGAGCCTCAACATTACGTGCCTCCAACGCCCGAAGATAGCGAAGCAGATTCATGCCGTCCAATTCTTCAAGAGTACGGCCAGGGAAGTTGCTCAGGAGCCAGGAATCAAAAAGGGAGTCGTCAACGTTTGGCGCAGCGACTCCCTCCTTTTCTAACTCTTCCCGCTCTTTTTCTGAGAGTCTACCCCACCGCTTCCAGTTGACGATGGACGCACGGCCAACCCCCCCAAATTTCTACGCTTACGAACGTGCAACGGGAGAATACCGCCGACAAAACCGGCCATAGCCACATCAAAATCTTCGATGTTGTCGCCACAAAATTCTTTTGGATTTGTGAACTCGACGCCGTTGGCATCACGCAAATACATTGACTGGACTTTTCTTTTGAAAATTTCAAAATAACTCTCTTCTGTGTCCGATTCACTCAAGTTGCGCATTTCTCGGACAGTCCAATTGTCATCGACTTCAATAAAACACTCCTTGAAGCCCTCCAAATCGGAGAAATACTTTTCGCCCATTAGCTGCTCCCTGTAGTTCTAGTTGGCGTGCCACTCAAACGAATTTCAGGACTATGCTCAATTTTCCCAGTCGCACTGGCAGAAATAGAGTAACCGGAAATAAACGCTGAAGTCCAAGCGTATTGCGCCCACGCCCCATTTTCATCCTTAAATTTAGCCACACACGTTCTCACTGTGGGGGCCAAAGCATCAACGCCCAAAACATTGTCAAGCGCTTGAATCCAGTCTCCGCCGAGCGACAAACTGTATTGCGCAAGAGAAGGAGAATATTCTGCCACAGTAGACGCCAAATCAGTAGCCTCAAGTTCATCAATCGTGGCACTAAGCTCCGCCTGATTGATGTACGGCGTAATATCAGTGCCATTATAAGTAATTGTTACATTGCCTGCACCACGAACAGCCATGTATTCCTCCGTTTAGGTCGTCAGACCTTGAATTGTGATAATCAAAGAAGTTGTGAACGATGTAACGCCACCCATTGCGGTAACGTTAATGTTGAAATATGGGCCGACTGGCGTTGTTAGGGCAGCAACCTGTGCACCAGGGCCACTGGCGAAGTTGAAGGTCGCCTCATTTGTCCAGCCGCTTGTCCCTGTTGCGCTGCTTTGAACTGCCAGGGAAATGTTGCCGCTTTGTGTTCCCGTAACACCGTGCACAAAAGAAAAAATGCGCCCAACAGAACCAGTCGTTACGCCAGGAATCTGAATCGCTGTTCCCAGGCCAGTTGCGCTTTTGACAGACTTGTACACCACCAAAAGCCCACGCTTTACACCCAACTGCCCACGGAACCCACCGTTCATGGTGAAAATTCCGTCAGTTGGGGTAGACCAAGAAAGCTCAAGATTCGACCCGTTTTCAATTACATAGGCAGGGGCAGGTAGGTCGTTATAACCAAAAATAGCTGCAACAGTTTTGTTGCTTGCCCCTAGAGCGGCGTACAAGGCGGCCTCTTCTTGACCATCTTGTACGCCGTGAAAGTATCCGTTAATGTTAATGCGACCTTCATTAAGGCCAGGGCGAAACTCACTGAGAGTAGACGCCAAATTTGTCACGTCATACTCTCCAGTCGTAGTTTCCACTGAAAGCTCACTTGTCGTAGCACTCAGGTCAACCCCGTCCAAAAAAATTCTCGCAGTATTGCCTCTAAGGGCCATTTACACCTCCAAATTAGGCGGGAGCAGGAATGCCAATTTTGAACGAACTGAGAGAGAAAGTGTTGCCGCTCGTAACAGCTTGAGAGCCGCTCAACTGCCCAGTAGCAAGCAGCCGGGAGTTGGTGGGGTCTGTAATGGCGTAGTAAGCAGCCGTGCCATTAGCTGTGACGTTGCCGTTAGTAAAACTGGCGACCGTCACTTCACGCCCACCCCCCGCACGGGCAGCAGGAGCGCCAACCGAAAGAGAAGTCTTGTTGCCGAGCGAATTTGTGCTCGTCGCCTGCGTATAAGTTGTTGGTTCTGTGCCGCAAATGTCAAGGCGGGTTCCTTCAGTAGCAAAAATACCCAGGCCATTGTCATAAACACGGTCATTAAGTGTAGCCATTCAATCCTCCGTTAAACTTCGTATATTTTCTTTCTAGAAGCCACTAGATAAGTTCTCCTGGTGGGGCTTCGCAATCCAGGATTAAGTCCAGCGACCCCTACGCTTGGGCCACCAGTAGTAATTATACTAGCAATCAAATTATGCTGTTGAGAAAGCGTAGTTTGAGAAACTTGTGGTTGACCAGTCAAAATTCCCTGCGCCGTAAAAGAGGGAAGTGTTGAAAGTCCCGCTGCGTCAATAACTGGTTGCCCAGTCAGAATATTGTTAGGCGCAAATTGATGGTTTTGTGAAACTGCGGCTTGGCTCAACGAAGGGGCATTGTTCAGAATTGAAGTTGCCCCAAAATTGTGCAGTTGTGTCAAAACGGCTTGTTCTACAACCGGGCTTCCTGCCAAAATAGAATTGGCAACCAGCGAACCAGCTATTGTCAGAGTCGTAGACTCGATAAAAACTGCACCAGTTGTAATCCCATTAGCCTGCAAATTTTGGGCTTGAGTCAAAGTCGGCGTTCCCAAAACTGCATTCCCAGTATTTATTTGTGCAGCCGAAAGTGCAAAACCACTTCCAATTGTCGGCTGTTCCAGAGCAGGATTTGTTGCAGAAATCCCTACGGCTGAAAATGCGTGCGCTTGCGTAAGCGTAGCACTGCCTAAAACCGGAGAGCCGCTTAAAATTTGATTTGCCGCTAGATTGAGTGTTCCATTGATAGCAGCTTGGTCAACAGTCGGCGTATTTGTTGTAATTCCGTTAGCTGCCAAATTGTGTACTTGTGTCAAAACTGCGTTGGCAACTAACGAACTTCCGGTTAGGATTGACGTAGGATTTAAGACTTGCGCCTGGGTTATTGCAGGCGAAGCATTAACTGGCTGGCTTGTCAAGATTGCATTAGCCGCCAAAACATGAGCCTGAGCAAGTGCAGCACTGCCATTAACAGGGTTTTGAAAAGTAATTGCCGACGCAGTAAAATTTTGTGCCTGCGTTAGTGCTGGTGTTCCATTGATAGGCGGGCCGATAGATGGGGCCGTAGCAATCAGTGCGTAGTTGTGCGCAATCGCCACGACCTCAACAAAAGCATTCCCAGTCGTGATGCCAGAAGCAACTAGAACATGATTAACAGAAATGGTTGTTGCCGCTGAAAATGAGGCCGATGTAGTGATGTTTGTTGCACCGAACAAATGATTTTGCGTGATACTCGTTTGTGCTACAACGCCCGCTGCTGTCGTAATATTGTTTGCTGTTAAGCTGACACTTCCGCCGCCTTGCGGCTCATTGAGTGCTAAAAGAAAAGTCACCCATCCTGAAGTAGCTGCGGCAGTAAAAACAACCTGCCCAGTTGCTCCAGTGCTTGAGGTTGCCTTTGTTGCAATATATGCCTTGCCGTAGCTAGTGCCAGCGACTTCTGCTTGCTCTGTCCACCCAGAAGATGGGGTGACATTTTGCAGGGCATTACTTGCGTTTGAACCACCTAGTGCAAGCAGAAGCGTTGGAACATTGGTTACAGTAACTTCATCCCATTCAACTGAGTTGCCGCTGCTTTGCGCCGTTGTTCTCTTGCTATTTGCTTGGACAGGAGTCGCACCATCAAGGCCACGAATAGCAATTATAGCCCCATTTTGTTCGTCGGGAGAGCCAGTGAAATTCCAAGTAGTTGAACCTTCACTGGCCCCCGCCTTTTTGTAAAACCAAGCCCCGGCGTTACTGTTGTCTGTCTGAATGCCGCTATCACCCAACGTCCAACCAGATGGGGTTGTAGGAACACCAGTATTTTTCCAGTATCCCCACACCATAAAAAGCCAGTCATTTTGTTGTGTGCCTGACGGTGGGGAAACTGAAGGGGACATGGACGTTGTAGATATTGTCGTGACCCCAACAACTGTAATTGCCATTTGATTTACCTCTTATTTTACATACTTGCTTGCAAATTGTGTAACACTTATTCCAATTTCAGCCTGCACTCGGCTTTCCATAGGCCCAGGCCATACATCGCCCAGTTTTACAGGGCTTACTACGCCACGTCCATCAATTGTGGCCTTACCGTCGTTCAATGCTTTAATCGTGATGTACTTCCCGGGAATACCTTCGACTATTGGGTGAATCGGCTCGTAGTAATAACCGCCATCAATCAACAGCGTATCCACAGGAAGCATTGCAGACCATGAACGTGAAAACGTTGCGAAGGCCTTGTCAAGAGAAAGGCCACTGTTTGCATCGTTCCCATTCAAACTTACATAAAAAGTGCGGCCACCGCCTCACGGGGCTGGCGTCGGAGTGCGGGAAACAGGTGTTGGTGTTGGAGAAACCGGTGTGGGCGTGGATGTGGAACTTGGCTTAAATTCAAAATGGGGCCGCATTCTTTCCGTTATATTAAACCCTAACTCCGCCACTGCCCTCCCATCCATCGGCCAGGGCCAAAGAGGAATGTCGGTAAGCACACCGTTTACATATCGATGTGTCAACCTTGCACCTTCGCCATACAAGCCATCTATAGGACTAAAGCTATTTGTCACTGTTACACCAGAGTCGAGTGCCAATTGCTTTCCAACACCAGGAGATTTTAACTCTGCAATGTGCATACCTTCAGGGTCTTTGGCATTGTTATTACAAGTTATGCGGTCAGCCGTTGAATTAATCGTTCCCGTTCCATATGGCCTAACAATTCCAAAACAAAGTTGAGCCGCACCATAAGAATAAACATCCTTCCATTCGGCAATAATAGGCCCTTGCCCAAGCGACCTAAACCCAATTCTTACGCCAAAATACTTCAATTCTCTTGGTTGAGCGGGGGCACTATTGGGGTTACAAGTATTACCTTCTTTAACCCACGGATATACATGAACAGTCCCATCTTCATTCATTCCTGCGTTAATAGCAATACTTCCATACAATTTCAAGCCATAGGCAACATCAGGATTTTCTGCATAAGGGTCTGCTTGATTTGTAAATCCAAAAGCAGCATCAGCCATCGGGCCTTCGGCAATTAGATTTTCCCCAAGAATGTTGTCTGAGCTATAAAAATTAACTCCATTTCCAGCGGGCCATCCGGCTGCGCAAAAAGACTTCCCATCCCAACGTGTCCACTTTGTATATACACGTCGAGCAACAACGTCTTGCGAACCAAAAATCAGAAGTTCCTTCCTAGCCGTTCCCGCAATCAACATATCCTCAAGCAAAATGTTTTTTGACCCTACAACCGCAACAACAGAACTATTCAAGTCAGTAGAAGCGTTATAGGCGCTAACTCTTCGCAGAACGTTATTTTCTCCGTTAACCTTAATTGCCGACTCGCTCCCGTTTCTGAAAACAATTCCCTCTACGACAAACCAACTATCAATTGGTCCAGGCCAAGTATCCCCAAGTTGAAGGGCAAATGTTTTATACTGTGCATCAATAGTTACCTTGCCATCATTTAGTGCACGAATTGTAATTGGCTTTCCCTGCACGCCTTCAACTGTTGGGCGAATAACTTCTGTGTAATATCCATCCATAATCAACAACGTGTCGCCCGGCTTCATCACACTCCACGCCTTAGCAAAGCTTGCAAAGGGAGCGGCAGTTGAAAGACCAGAGTTAGCATCCGTCCCGGCGACTCCGACATAAAATGTTTTGGATGAGCCGCTGATAACTGTTGGCGTCGGCATAGGCGTTACAGTCGGCAATGTTGGCGTGATTGTCGGAGCCGGAGGCACAACCCCGCCGCTATCCTTCGCATCAAAATCATCTAGAACTGCCCCAGGCCCGTTCCAAACATAAATTCCGGTGTATCCGCCTTGATTGTTAAAGGGCCAGGAGGTGATGTTTGTGGTTGCTACAACAACCCCATTGCGCAAAATTTGGATTGCTCCATCGCCAAATGCCCTTGCCCCCATCACATCACCTTCCGAGAAAGTGGCATTAACACGAACCCCATCGTTCCAGCCACCATTTTTTAGGAAAATTACTGTGCTGTTCGCACCCACCTGATAGGCAACATTGATTGCCGAAGTCGGAGCGGCAGCATCAGCCTTCAAAATCAGGCCAACTTCGCCGGAGGCTGGCATCTTCACAATTTTTACCGACGCCTCTTGAGCAAAAGAAAATTGTTTCCCAGTCCACACGATAGGGAACGGAGCACTTGCCTGCGCAGAAAGGGTGTTCGACAAAATTGAGAAGGCGGCAATACTGCTTCCACCCCATCCATTGCCAACAGGCCCGTTTTCCCTGTCAAAATTATCAATCATGGCAGGAGTGGTAGCCGGCGTAGGCGGAGAAGTTGTGGGTGTAGGCGGCACAGGAGTTGCCGTAGGCGGAACTGGAGTTGGGGTCGGGAAGCTTCCAGTCTCAAAAGTGACCAGTGGCCCGTTCACACCTCCAGAGTTATAAAAATACTTTCCGCTGTGATAGTTGCCAGCATTCGTCCAAATTCGCACAGCAGCCTCACGCTGCCCATTTTGCAAAGCTCTGTTTACTGCCTCCGTAACATCCAGTGTAAACCAGTCGTCGCAGCCAGTAAGACATTCCGTAACCGCAACACGTGCAATATTTTCAAGTGACTTCGGAGCCGTGTTCCAAACAACCGTGTTTCTATCCCAGTCAGGAGAAACGATAGAGGCTTCAACAGTCGTTGTTTCAGTGTCGCCAGGAGCATAACCAGGGTGCCCAAAACGATACAGGCTCAGGCTTGCCTTTTCTAAATTTTCCAGTGTAATATCCGCTGGAATTCCCCACTTGACCAGACCGGCAGAATAACAGGGCCAGTCTGCCACGTCCCACTGCATTTGCGTGTTAAGCCAGGGGATTGTGCTCAAAACAGTTGGTTGTTGACCATAAAGCCCCCGATTCAAAGAACCCCACGTCGGGAAATATCCGTCCAAAACATCGTCGTCGGCGCAATCAGTCCCACCACCAATACTTGCGGCATCTGCCAAAACATCAGTTTTTACAAAACCTGGAGTCCCGTTATAATTAGGAAACCCCCAGCGCAGAACACCGTCCCACGTATAATTTTTATAATCAACCTTCAAGGGCCATAGAACACCATCCGCAGGTTTCCCGCCAAAAACATCCCAGTCAAAGCGCTTGAAAGCAGTCCATCCTCGGCAGTCAACGGCAGAGCAGCGCTCCGCAATTTCCCAACCGTTTGTAGTAGGCCAATTTAATTCGATTGGAACGTTGTTAATAAAAATTTTCGCTGAATCGCCAGCTACAACTGGAGTCCAAAATTGACAGTAGACTCGAAGCCCATCAGTCGCCCCAACAAAACGGCAATTTGAATATTCACCTGCTTCATTTACGACTCCAGTTTGCACGCTAGACCAGTTGTTAGCGTTTAACATAGCCGAGCCGCTAGAAGCCTCTAGAATCGCAACATTTACCGTTACTGGTACTGTGACACTAGGAAGGGGGGTAACGGGGCTTGTAGGCGTTTCTGTGGCCCCAGGAAGGCTTGTGGGAGAGGGTTCTACGGTGGGCGTGATTGTTGGAGAAGGGGCCACTGAAATGCAGCGGGTATAATTTGAATTACCTTTAATGTTTACCAGGAACTCAGGCTCGTCACCTTCACAAACAATCTGCACCATTTCTCCAGATTGAAGCGTAATCGACTGTACAAATTGCTGTGCAGACACACCGACAGTTGTTAGCAAAAGCAGTGCCATCACTACAATAAAAATCTTTTTGTTCATAAATCTCCTTTAAGCACATCGAACTTCAGCAAAAACAGCAAAATAAGCGGTGTCTTGAACTGGTTCAAACCCCTCTTTCACGGAATAGTCGTCCAAAAGCAAAAACTCTGCGTTACTGTCTAGAGTTTTCGCAACATCGTCTGCCATCTTTCTCATTGCATCGTAAGCAGCCTCTTGTGTATTCTGCCTAGCAGCATCAAGCAACACAACAATTTCCACTTTTACAACATCAAGACCACCAGAAAACGAAAGAGAACGCTGGTCTTTCATGCGCTCACACGAGCGAATAAAAAGAATCGGAAAGCTGCCAGTTGAAAGTGTGGTTGGGGGAGATTTTCTTACAACTTGCACATCAGGCCAGTTAAGTGATACTAAATTTTCAACAGTTTTTGTAATTGAAACACCCATTACATCACCTTCCTGTAAAACTTTGCCACCTGCTCCACATCACTGGGAATTGCCGCTGGGAGAATCATTGCATTGGAAATAGCAACAGGACGGTCAAGCTCCATAGCGTTATCTTTTTGCTGATAAAGCCATGCGGTCAAGCGAACAATCGCTCCAAAAACATCTTCTGGAACTTCCGTGTCATACCCCCAAAGACCAGTCAGTGTGATGGAATTTTCAGGGTCGTAATTATATTCACGAAAAGAAAAGTTTGAAGAAGCCTTTAGTTTTACTTTATAATGCGGAACTTCGCCAGTAAGAAAATATTCTCCAGGTGGGACAACTGTCCCTGCAATCTCCAAAGATGAAATTGAAAGCAGGTCGCCATCACGAATAAAAAGCTCACTGCCAGAAATTACGTCCTTGTCAAAAGCACCAAAATAGCGTGATTTTGCCTCCGTCAAAAAAGACCTGTGCGCCAAGTTTTCAAAAATAGCAATGGCCCGTTTAAGAGTGGCAACAATCAAAGCATCATCTTTTGTAGAAGCAATGCCCAAGTACAACTTTACGTCTTGAAATGTCGGATAACCGCCCATTCTTCACCTCTACTTACGTCTGCGTTTCTTATCAGGGTCAAGCCGCTCAACCTCGTCGGCAATCTCTTCTTCTTCCTCTACGGCAACCGGGGCCTCAACCTTTTTCATAAAAGCGGCGACACTTTCAACTTCTTTGATAATGCCATCGGCCAAAAGGAAGCCGATTTTAACGGAGTTTTGCTCAATATATTCTGGAACAACATCGCCCCTAGAATATCCTTTGTTTTGCTCGTCAACGTAATTACGTTCAAAAACGTGCGACATAATTCCCTCCAAGAACAAAAAAGGGGGCATTCAAGCCCCCTAATTCCAAACAAAACTTCGTATTACAGGACTTGCGCAACAGCAGCCAAGTTGTAATCAGTGCCTTTCTTGCCGATAGCAGGAACGCCGAGCACAACACCGCCAGAAGTCGAGTTGGCCGTGCCAGCGACAATATTGAACTTAACGTAACGCTTATCAACAGCAGCCAAGTCAGCCTGCCGCACGTGCACAACAACAATCTTGTTGTCGCCAGTGGCCTTGACCAACTGTGTAGCCGTTTTGCCAGTCAGCGCCGTATACGTCCCGCCGCTAGTAGCCGAAGCTTGCGCCACAACGTCCAGCGTGCCGCTAGTGCCGAGCGTGCCGCTCTGAGCAACCAGCACAATTTCCTCATAATCCCGCATATCAATGGCAGCGGTCAGAACGCCAGTAGCCCCGGCAGTAATCGCCTGTGGCTGAATGACGCCGACAACAGCCAAGCGGTCATTGACCTTACCTTCAGTAGCAAACATTTATCTTTTCTCCCTTTTTGTTATAAGAAATAGATTCTCTAACATGGTCGTCACAAAAGTAGTGAGCAGGTTTCGCAGCAGCCCATGTTACTGATTTTGAATTTGTTGGCGTTGTCTCGATGCTGTCAACAACAGCGTGAAAAGTTGGCACAACAACTTCATAATTCCAAACAAGCAGTTTCCCGCAAACTGAGCACGTTACAAACTGTTCACTACTTTTGTACAACATTTTAATCATTCACCAAATACAGGAACGGAGACACGGTGTACGAACCCTGTGGGTCAGCCAGCGTAATCTTATCAAGCAGCCAGGGCTTGCCATCGTTGCGCTGTCGGAAGCGCCACACACCAACGTCACGAGTAAAGCCAACTTGGTCGCTGTAGGCAATGCTCAGGCCAGCCTTCTCGAACATCAGGTAAGCAGACAGGTCAGCCAGAAGCACCGAACCAGTGTTGCCAATCTGAGGCATGTGCTCAGAAACAATGATGGGGTAGCCATTCAAAGTCTGCTGAGGCGAAGCAGGAAGATTGCTCTGAAACACAGAATCAGTGCCGTTCTGCATCTTCAAAATCTGCGGCCAAACGCTAGGGTGAATAACCCACACAGGCTGCCCGCCGAGGCCCTTGAAGCGGCTGTACATCGACGCAACATCGTCCCACTTGAAATTAGAAGTGGTCGTATCGCTAATGCCGATAGCGCAAGGCGCATTCAAAATACCGAGAGGCTCACCAACACCGCTACCACGCAAAATGTTGCGCTCGTTCTTGGCCGCAATAGCCAGGGCAAACAGGGAGCGGAGCAGGGCTTCAATCGCAAAGGGCGAATCTTCCACAAGCTCGTTTTCCACCTCAGTCAACCCGCCAACCTTGTTCAGACGCCACTGAAGCGTGGTGAACGAAGGCTCAGTTTCCGTAAACACCGAACCAGGAGCGGTGAAGGTCGCCTTGACACCACCAGCAGCCGAAACCTGACCAGTGCCAGCAGCAGGAGCAAAATATTGGTCAATAGCAGGATACGAACCGCTTTCCGTACCAACAGGGATGCGCTGCACACGACTGTAAATCATGTTTTGAGAAGCCGCAACCTGCAAAAGCGTCTGCGAATACTCTTCGGGAACCAGGAAGCCGCCAGCAGGCCCACTACCTTCCCCCAAGTCCTTGACAGCACCGTACACACTGGCAAGACGCTGCTCGTCACCACGCCGAATAGCAACCAGGAAGTCGCCAAAATTCTTAATGGTCTTGTCGGCAGTGCCACCAACATTCGTAACATAACCAGCCTTATAAGCAGGGGTGGCCTCAAGCTGCTTCATAATCTTGTCGAGTGCAGCAGTAAGGGCGTCAACCTTGCCTTCGACCGCCTTCACAGCATCATTCTGCTCAGGGGCCTTTTCAATTTCCTCAGTCATTTTTTCCTCCAAAATTTCAATCTTTGTCGTTTTGACCTCTTCGGCCACTTTTTCTTCAACCTTATCTTCAACAGGCGGCTGCACTGGCACTAGCTCTTCACTCTCCGTGCCCTCTGGCAAACCCTTCGCCCAATTGACAAAATCCTCGTTGCCCTCAACCATTTCAGCCAGGGCCTTGACCTGCGACACACCCAACGTTCGGAACTCAGCCGGGGTCACGGTCGTGGAAATTTCACACACCTGCCAACGCTTAATTGTCTTGGTTTTGTCGTCCCTGATAATCGTTTGCGGCAGTGCGCCAGTGCTCAAGCCCAGGCGACCCATTTCTGCAAACTTGCGAATCGCCTCAATGTATTTGTTGCTTTTGCGCAAACTAAGCTCAAAAAAGACGCCAACTTCATCAGTTTTTACGGGCTTTGCCCATCCCAAAACATCAGTCACGTCGCCAAGATTGTGCTCCCAAAGAACGGGAATTGACTTGATGTTTTCCAGAAAGAGTTCTGTGTCGGGAGCAAATTTCTCACCGTACAAATCAGTTGTGTTAAAAACAATGCCGTAGCCCTCCAACACAACTTCATCATCGGTAATTGACTTAATCGTTACTTCCATGTATAATCTCCTTGACGCAGACTCTTGCGTCACATAAATTACATTACCATAAAATTAAAACGGGGGTACGTTTTGAACACTTTGTTTAATTTCTCAAAGAAAGGGGCGAACATTTCCCTCCTTTTTCAAAAGGGAAGTGTGTACATTATTTTTGAATTTAAGCGACTTTCCCCAAGATTTTTGAAGCGTAAGAAAATCTATGCAGCACAAATCAACGTCAAAGGCCAAAAGGATTACAACGAAGTTTTTTCTTCCATCAGGTCGTGGCTTGATTCAATCAGCAGTGAATACTTGTTCGAGCAACTTTGTGATGCTCCAACAAGATACTCACCCATTATTAGTTATCAAGACTTGATAATTGATTTTAATGTTGATGTTGACGAGCTTATGATTTTGCCACCTTCTTCATAAAATCTTGAAAAATCTTTAATGTATACGGGCGCAAATGTGTGTCGTATTCATCCGCCCTAATCCACCAGGGGCCATGAACAGGGTCTTGTTCTTTACCAACGACGTATTTGGTGTATTTTACGCTGTTATTAGAAATGCTAAATCTCACCACAATACGACTTCCTTTAACTAAACGGCCACGCCATCCAGCTTGCAAAGTCCTGGTTCTTTTATATTTTGAACCAGGGCGGTAATCTTGGAAGCTAACCTGCCCTTTTTGCCATTTCCCGTTGTATGGAGGATAAGATTGCGCCAACGCCATCCCTATCTTTCCTGCTTCTTTCATCGGTTTATCAAGTTCTTCAAGGTTTTTGCCCATCTTTTGTAGTTTTTTTGCATATTTGTCCATGCCAGTGGCCTTGACCTGAACTCTAAAACCACCCTTACTCATAACAACCCCGCAAGCAACCTCAAAATACGGTTATCAACCATAGGCAAAACTTGACAGCGACAGCGAACATGAACTGGAATAGCGGGAGCACCACGCATAGGGAAAACTTTGCCGTGCAGGGGGCCACAGCGGGGGCAGACACGCTCGTCTTTCATTGTTACCCACTTAACATATTGCACAAGCTTTGTATGAGAATAAACGATATAAGCCGCCTGTGTAACAACAGCAATACTCTCATTTTGGGCAATAACCAGTGCCCGTTCAGGACTTGCGCTCTTTTTTAGCTCCTGCAAAAGCCATTCTCGGCTTAACCCGCCTTTTTGGTATTCTTCAAAATTTGCCCTGGCACGCTTCAAACTTGTCGCCATAACAAGATTAAAAACTTCCAACGCTCGCTTAGTCGCCCAGTCTCTAGCTTCTAGGCGGCTATCTTCGGGGTCAAAGCCGGGGTAGAATAGATTGACTTTTTTTACTGCCTCCGCAACGCCAAAATCTGCGTAGGCAAGTAGAGCCATGAAAATTGCGTTCTTTAACTCCCCACTCAAATCATAAAAAAGGCGCTCAAAATTTGCCCAAAACTCAATGTCCGACATATTCTCTACACCAGAAAAAGCTTTTTCAAGCTGCTGTTCAAACGCCCCTTGAATCCCTTTAGCCTGCTCATTTTCCAGGTCAATCAACCCATCCGGCTCTGCGCCTTCCGCATCACCATAAACCTGCATGGCTTTTACGGAGAGTTGATTAGTCGAGAAAAAAGGGGGCTGGTCGTCGCCACCACCTCGCTTGTCAACAAAATATTTGAACAGGAGAAGCTTTTCTTCTTCCGTTAACACTTCACTTTCAAACTCTTCCACCAGAATGTTACCATCCCGGTTTTTCATCCACTTTTGGAAGCGCTTTACCTCAACACTTTTGAGATTATTATCTTCGGCAGCATTACTGATTTTCGGATTAGGCTTCTTACCGTCATTTCCGCTTCCTTCATCGCCACCAATAAGCTTGGAGTTAAGTTGTACAATGCGCTGTTTTTCTTCAAATTGTCGCTTTCGTTCTTCTTCTGCATACTTATCTAAGTCCTCATAGGCGATACCTTCTGGCAACACAATTCCTGCAATTTTAGCTGCAACACTATGCGGCATCAGTGCATCAATGTAGGTGGTAAAAATTTTGGAAACTACTTCACCCGCCTCTTTGAACGCCGGAAGTGCACCAAGATTGAAGCGAAACGACAAGCCAATCTCTCGAAAAAGCTGGTCGTTCAAAACAGCTTGAATAAGTTTCGCACGTGGGATAACCGTGTAATTGAGAAAATTTTTCTCTTCCGTAGGGCCAGCCGTGTAACTGGAACTTGTGTCACCGAACAAAAGTGAATAGGGTACACCTAAAGAGGTCGCAATGTCTTTGCGCCGTGAAACTAGGACTTCAGTCCGCTCACTGTCTCCTGCCCCTTCACCGATAACCTGCGCTTCCACGTCGCCAGCAATAACTTCCGTAGTGTAAGCGTTGTTAGAGCCGCTCATAAAATTCTGCCAAAACTCCCTTAGCCGGTTACGCTCTTTTGGGGGAATCGAGCGGTCAGTCTTTAGAATCGTAGCACGAACAGCACCACGCTGATAGAATTTAGAGACAAAATCTTCATAGTTGATAATCACACCGGCAGAAGTGGCCGCTGAAAGCACCTGCGGAATATCTGGCGTTAGCTCGGTGAGAGGGTTTTGAATCCAAAAATATACAATTTGGTTAGGGTTAAACGTGTCAGTTTTATTTCCAATAGACCGTTCAAAACCAACAATTCCTTCCTGTTCATCATACTTTGGCACGATGTATGGGGCAGCAAGCCAGCGTAGGCCCATAAGCGTGCTGAGAACAGAGTGCTCTTTAAGCCAAAAAGCTTCAGACGACAAAAGCAAGGAGGTTTCGGTCAAGTACAAAAGGTTAGTGAACTTTTCAATCCACTCATACCCTTTTTCTGTTTTCCCTTCAGAATCAAGAACAACTTCTTCCCCCCTCAAAACAGAAAAAGGCAGGCTGGAGATTGCAGCACTGCGCACGTCAATACAACGATAAATAACGCCAATCGCATCACGAAAAGCTGCGGTGCGGTCAATGTCAGTGTTTTTGTTTCTGCCCCTAGCAGAATCGAATGGGGTAACGCTTTTCCAAAGGCTTTCATTGTTAAATTGCTCCAAAGAAATCGCCTTAGTCCCCTTCGGGCTAATCAATTGATAGTCTTTCAGTTTCATTTTTACCCCACTACCCAAAGGCTTGAATTTTTCAAATCCTGCCACGCCCAGTAACAGGCATCAGTCAGGTCATAAGGTTTGCGCAAAGGAAAACGGCGCAAGGCAGATTCCAGCACAACATACGAATCTTGCTCGTTCATTACGTGATAAATTTTACCAAGCTCGTAATCAACCAAAAGCTGACTAGCTCGCTCCATTTTAGACCCTGTGCTTGAAGTGGCCTTTACAATTTCAATTCCTGGGATACGTTCTTCGTCTAGACCAGAGTCGTCAACAATTCTGTCCCAAAGCGACAGCCACATATCCCCGCCCTGGTTGCCCTCAATCAGCACACGGTCAGAGTTGTACTTTATTGCAAAATAAAGGGCTTTGCGCAAAGAATATTCAGGGCTTTCACGTCGCTCCCAACTGTCCAAAATATAGAAGTCTCCGGCGTCAGAAACTCCCGCCACACAAATACCGTGGCTGTCACTGCCATCGTCACTTGTAACAGCCGGGTCAACCGCCACTACAACACGCCACAATGGAGGAACGTCCCCCTTCGCAATTCGCTTAAAAACGACGCCCTCAAACAGCGAACCTTCATTAGTAATTTCGTGTTGATACTCGGAGCGAAAGGCCGTCAGACCAATTTCTTCAACAATGCGTTGGCAATCATCGACCCCAATCCCGCTCCAAGTAGGCTCTCCAAACAACCGGATTTTCCCCGCCAAATCGGTCTGCCAAGAAAAATTGCGCAATGCCGGGAAAGGCCCACTGAGAATGCGATTTTTCAAAAAGGGCGGGGTTGGCTGCGAAAGTTGCGCAAAGACGCCCGTATCAATAATCATGTTCTGAACAAACATTGCGCTGGCGTCAACACTGCCAGCCGGAAGAAGGGAAGCTGTGATGGTGTCAATCTTTTTTCTTGTGATGGTCGGAGAATCGCCTTTTGCGTCAATATCGTCAAAAATCATAAAATCAGGACGTGCGTCCATGATTCTTGACCCTCTTTTGGCTGTGTCCAGTCCGATAGAGTCAACTACAAACCCATTACCACAGTACAAGCGATTGTGACGCCACCCCTTAGAGTGCCCTTCTTTGCTAATTTTTGGAGTAGCAAAAACCGGATAGTACGATTTAAGCACAGGGCTTTCAATCATGCCACGAATCGCCAAAAGGTGGGAGTCTGCGAGTTCCTGCGTCTCTGACACATACAACAAATATTTGCGCTGCTCTCTAGCCCCCAACATCACCGCAACTGTTTCTGCCGTTGTGCTCTTCCCAAAACCACGACTCCAGATAGCCACAAATGGCTTTGCCCGCTCCTTTGGCCTCACTTCCCACGCCCACTCAAAAAGCTCCTGATGCTGCGGGCCAAAGGGACGTGAGAAGATGCTTCGGTAGATTGTCAAAACCCAATCAAGTGGCTTGTCGGGGGCGGTCAAGGCGGAGCGCTTGGCGGCAGCAGTGTTTAGCTTGTGCAGTTTTGCTTGGTCATAGGCACGATTGCCTATCAAGTCTCTAATATCTACCGTCATTTATATCTCAATCCTTTTGCTCCAAAAGATACTGGTTGACCTCAATCAACGCCTCTTCCCCAAATTCAGCCACAACGTCTTGCGGAGTGATAGCTCCACGCTGCAAAAGGTGGGCAACCTGGATTTTCCAGGAAACTTCTATTCGCTCAGGGTTGTCCAAGCCCATCATTTTGCGCCGCTCTCGGCTAATTTCCAGGGCCTTAGAAATAGCGTTGGTGTCACCAGCAACGGCATTTTCCCAAACGGCTGCAAGCAACTGGTCAAAGCGGTTTAGTTCAATGTCAACCATTTCAGCCGCAGTTTCTTTGTACTCGTTGTTGATTTGCGCCAAAACAGCAGCACAATCACTGTAAACATATTTTGGCCCCCAGTTGTCAGGCAGTGCATCAGGGCCAAATTGACGCACCATTTCCCGGCTGATTGACTCGTAAGAGTAACCCTTCAATCGCATTTCCCAAATATGTGCACGTCGCTCCTGGTCGGTCAGCATAATTGACGCAACGAACATGGGGCGAGTACGTGTTTCATCCAACGTCTGTGGGATTTCCAGCCGAATCGCCTTCTTTGTTCTTGGCATTTTTCTTCACCACCTGTCCGATTAGGTACGCAATTGCGTTAACAATAACCAAAATAGCCGACACAATTTGAACTGCAAACTCCTGCCCCTGTGCTCCAGTAAACTGGAACAGACCAACGCTGATGAGAATTGCAATTACATTAGCCACAACCTGAATCATGGCCTGCTTATGCTCGTTCATCCACTTAACTAATGCCCCGCCCTGCTCAATCATTTTTTCCCCCCAATTCTAAGGTCTACAAAATCTGAAATATCCGGCATTACAAGCAATGCGCCTGCGAAAGCTTTTTCTATGTCCATGTCCTGTGCGTATCGCTTGTAAAACTCGTAAGCAAAATTTGCTGCTACGCCTGTTTCAATTTCATCGTAAATTACAATTACATATGTAACAACTCCGACAAGCTTGTCTGCCACGTATTGATTGCTGCAAGTGTTTAAGAAAACCCCACGCACACCAGAAAAAATATTAGACAGGTCGTGTCCATCTACAACTTCTTCCCCAAGTCCGATATTGTCCAAATTGCCGTGCGAGCTTATGTGAACCATATCGTACAAAGTTCCCTCACTTCTGCGCCGTTGCAGTTCATCATACAGACTTTTCAAACTAGCGTTTCTCAAACGAAAAAAGGAAAGTCCAGCCCTTCGCATGGCAGTTCTGTCCTCTTCCCCAAAATCAGGCTCCCCGTACACCAAGAGAACCGGGCGAGCCACTTTTTTGTGTGTGGAAGTTTTTTCGTCTGAAATGTTCACCTCAACTACCTGCTTTTGATTGTTTTGCGGAATGTTGTTCAAAAGAACCTGAATTGTCGCCTCCAGCGCAGTAATTTTGCGCTCAAGCTCGCCAATTTGCTGCTTTAACTTTGCCACCTGTTCATCCTCTATGTGTAACAGATTCAAAAGCTTACTTCGATTCCGCAACGACAGGATGATAAAAAGAAAAGAGGCCAAAAAGACCCCCAATACCCACCATTCATGCAAAGTTAACTGCCACCAGTACATTAACTCCTGTTGAACCATAAAAACTCCCCCGTTTAACTGTGTGTGCAAAACGGTCTTGCACATTGTTAAGATTATCACTTTTTGGGTTTTGGTGCTTGACAAGGGAAGTTTGTTGTGCTATGCTGTTGGAAGTCGATTGAAATGAGACTGAAAATGGTTATTGTCAAGTGGGCAATCAAAAGCAAGTATTCAAGTAAGTACCTGTCTAAAAATAAGTGGGGCCATGTTCGCAGCGCCCGCCTTTTCTCGCAGCAAAGCGGGGCGGAGGCACACGCAAAAATGAAGGGGTTTTTGATTGGGCTTGAATGCGAAATTGTGCCGGTTCAAACATTTTCGCTCGACGGGCCTATGCTTCCACCGAACTCTCTTTTTGGCAGCGTTTTGAGTTTGACATCGCTGCGCAGCAAGTATTATAATGAAAACGGAGTTGACGTTGGGATTATTCCTGAGCAGTGCATGTACGGCGTGATAGATTGGAACTGGATGGACGCTACACCTCGACTTCGCAACCTAGACAGAAGTGATAAATCGAAAACGTTCACCCTGTCTTTACAGGACACATTGGAAACTGAAAGATATTTATATCTTCCAGTACAAAGAATTTCTACAAATTTTATTTGCTGGGTGTTGACGCATTATGGAGTTGAGTACGACGGAGTTGTGTATGCAAAAGTTAGAAAAGAAGTTGACTGGGCAAAACCAGAAAAATTATAAACGCAAGGAGTTAATCGAAAAGCGCCGCAGGGCTTTCTGGCGCAACGTGCCCCATGTGTGCGCAAACTGCAAGGAGAACGACCCGGTGCTGATTGACTTTCACCACCCAGGCGAGAAACACGCCTCCGTCTCCCTGCTGCTGAACAAAGCGCTGTATGCGCCCCGTAGCCACTGGCCTCGGCTTCTAATAGAAGAGCTTAATCGCACAATTCCTTTGTGTGTTTCTTGTCACCGTTATTTGCACAGGGGTTACATTAAGCTGTATGACACTACTACTTTGGTAGTAGAAAGAGGAGAAAATGAACTGTTCACTTGATATTAACCTATTTGGCGATAAAGTGGAGGAGGACACATTATATTTGTTTTTATTGTTTTTTGTACAAAATATTGTTGAAAGAAAGTGTTATGTGGACACTTTGGACTGCTTTGTACAAAAGACTGAAGATATTATTTATAATTATGAAAGGGCAATTATTTCAAATTGGACTTTGCCATCAGGGAAAAAGATTAACTACGCATTCTCTGAAGAACATGGGGTTGGATTTGTCGCATTCATTGACAACCAGATGATTCTTCGTGCAAGCTGCGCCTGCTCTCTTGGAGAAATTAGAAACAACGGTGTAAGGATGATGTCGTTTGTTGTTGAGGTTTTTTCTGAAGCAAAAGAATTATTGGATTTGCATGAAATTAGACATATTAGGAGTTTAATATGAACTATGAGGTTTTTATCAGAGGATGCCTTTACAATTACTGTACTCCAAAACGAGTTGTTATTTTTCAAAATGATGGAGATTTTGCTCTTTTATGTGAAGAAACGGTGGTTAAAAGAATAGACATAGTAGGTGCTACTATTAATAATAGTAGTATTAGTGTTATTAAATATAGTGACAAACGTTTTTTTAATATATATATACATATATATGGAGTTGATGATAATTTAAGATTAAAAATATTAAAAGATGGCTCAGCAGCCTTGTGTTATTTTTGTCAGGAAACAGGGGAATTGTTCTGCTATATAGAAGAAGAAATGTTGGAAAAGTGTAAGGAGGTATTCCCAGGATGGTTTTAACTTCTGACTTTGATATTCTCTATAGAATGAGCAAAGAAAAGTTTGAGGGGAAGCGATTTGTCTTTTATGATATTAAAGATTACAATGACCTAGCACTTTTGTTTTCTAAGAAATTGGAGGAAGCTGGAGCACACTCCTTTGCCACAGTGCAGGCAGAAAATGAAGTCAGTTTTGTTTTACCGTGGTTTGACCTGGGGAATACGCAGGTTTTTGTGCTATGCGCCGTTTTTCCAAAATTAGTGCCACTTGCGCTCGGACTAGGAATCTTTGGCCCGTTTATCGAAATACCAATTTTTGTTAATTATACTGCTATGTGAGGGGTTATGACTGCGGAATAAATTCTTGAGATTCTTGTTTTTAATTCTATGCTGTGTGGAGGAGGAGATTAAAAGAATTTTGCTTCAACAAGTCTAGATAATGTTTCCAGTGTTGAGGATGTTTTGCCTTTTGAATTTTATGTTTGCAGGCGGCAACTCAATGAAATGGTGTTGCTAACAATAAAAAGTATTTTGCCGATATATACAGGCAGCATGAAGTTTGGGGAGTTGGATATTGTTATTATGTGCAAATAAGAGACTCTGTGAAAATGTTGGCAATTGTTAGAGGGGGGGGGTATAAGATGCCGACTACAGTTTTTGTTGACTGGGAGTTGCTGGAGGAAATGGCAAAACATACAAGCAAGACACCCTAATAATTGCTACCAACCTGCTCCGCCCCTACCCCACTTTTGTACAGGTTTTGCAAGGGGTATGCACAACGCTTGACTATGCGAAATTTTTGTTGACATAAATATTTTTTAGTTGCGCCTAACTGTACAGTTGTGTGTGCGTGACGTTGTAGTTAGTAGAACATACATTCTGTGTTAGCCTATACTAACAAATTATTATGTACAGTGTATGACGCATTGCGTTACGTTCCAGTTGTGCGCTACTCGCTGGACGTTAAAAATAAAATCAGATAGGGCAGCAGGCAGCCTAGCAGGGTGAGAAAAGTAGAACAAACGTGCTTATTTGGCCTTTAGAAGCAAAGCGCCAAAATAGTGGGTTAGCGTATGTGCACAGAATGCCCCTTAAAGCCACAGGACGGGCTAGGAGCGACGATAGACGCTTTTTAGTATGGATATACCACTATTGAAAAAATATGCGATTCTAGGCCGTTCTGTGGCTTCGCTTGTGTCATAGTGACACTATGTACTGTCGGCGCAGTTGTGTAAGATTGCTTACACAGCACTGCTCGGCGTGTGACTATGCGAAAGATAGAAGGCAAAAGAAAAAGCACAATTTGACATTGTGCTTTATGTGTGTATGCGATTATCTGTAATGTAAGATTGCTTACATAATGTGCCGAGCCTATTATGTAAAGATTAAAGGAAGATTAGAAAGATGAAGGAAAGTGAAAGTTTACATAAATTACGCTCCTAAATGAGAATGATTCTCAATTAAAAATTGTGTAAGATTGCTTACATTTAGCGATTTTGACGTGGTTCCGGCAAAAGGCTTTTTGGTGGTTACTTGTTTCCCTTCCGCAATTTCTCCAGTTGCTTAACCTGCTTTTCAGCATCCGCAACAGAAGTAAACTTGTCTAGTCTAGGATACTGCCGCATTAATTCCCGCCGATTGCCCAAAAGCTTATGATTGTAAGACCACTTGCCCAAGTAAACATCATACTCTGAATTTGTCATTATGTTAATCTCCTATCCTATTCCAGCGTTTGCAACTGAAAACCAACATAAGGCGAATTTTTGCGGATATACGCCACTACTCGCAAACGTTCTTTGAATTTGCCATCTTCAAAGACGTCAATGTC